TAAAGGCATTCGTGTCGGCGTTAGACTCATACGCAGTCTTGATCTCGCCCGCAGTCTGGTCGGCTGTTGCACCACTCTCGATACCATCCAGCTTAGAGCCATCAGAGGCTACGTCACGTCCGTCCACAGTGCCGGTGACAGTGATATTACCGGTAACCCCCAGGGAGGTATTGAACTGGCCTGTAGTGCCTGTTACAGCGGCAGGAGTGGTCCCCCCAATCGTAGTCCCGTCAATGGTCCCTCCATCAATGTCAGGAGTGTCTACATCGGGGGAAGTTAAGGTCTTGTTGGTTAACGTCTCAGTGCCAGAAAGGGAAACCAGAGTAGCGTCACTGACTGCAGAGTTGAATTGAGCAAGGGTTCCGCTAAGGTTAGCACTGGTAAGATCAAGAGTGACTGTGTTGTTGCTGCTGTTTATAGTCTTATTGGTTAGGGTTTCAGCACCAGCCAGACTTGCAAAGGACCCATCACTGAGGGCTGCATTAAACTCCGCAAGAGTACCAGAGACCGTGTTGTCGGTCAAGTCGATATTCTTGTTTGTAAAAGTTGCTGTGTTATCTTCGAGGAGAAAAGTCCCGGAAGCATTGGGGAAAGAAAAAGTGTGGGTCGTTGCAGAAGAGATACCCGAAGCCTCGAACTTGGCCTTCTTCGTGGTATCCCCTTGGTCCTCTAGAGTAAAGAGATCATCCTGAGTAGTAAAGGTGACATCATCAACTGTCCCCCCATCAATATTAGGAGAGTTAATGTCCGGAGAGGTGAGGGTCTTGTTGGTAAGGGTTTCAGTCCCCGAGATAGAGACAAGTGTTGCATCGCTCACTGCAAAGTTAAACTGAGCAAAAGTCCCGGTAAAGGTGTTATTAGCAAGATCAACAGACTTATTAGTGAGGGTTTGCGTGTTGTCCAGCGTGGTAATTGCAGAACCTGCGACAGTACCGGAGTCTGCAGTCAGAGTGTCAATGTTTGCAGTCCCATCAAGATAGAGGTCTTTCCACTCTTTAGTAGAACTACCAAGATCGTAAGTATTGTCTGCATTAGGGATAAAATCGGAATCAATCTCCCCGAGAGTAATATCCCCAACAAAGGTAGTAGTTCCATCAATAGAAAGATCCCCGGAGAAAAAACCGTCCTTGAATTTATTCGTTACAGAACCTAGATCGACATCGTCGTTGGTTACAGGAATTATCACACCATCCTGCACACGAATTTGCTCAACCGAGGAAGAGGAGACATTTACAAAAAACCCCACCCGGTTGTTGCTGCTATCGACTTCAACCTTGTTAATAGCAGAAGAGCCAGGGTCTCCAATAAGTTTAATGATAGGCCCCTCAAAAGAAGAACCATCGTGGGCATGTCCGGTGTTGATGTTAAAGGCCGTCTCAAGCTGGTCAAACTCGTTGTTGGAGTCGTCGGCTTGAATAATATCGCCATCTGTGTAAGTAGACTGTCTTGTGTAGCCTGCCAATTTCTTTCTCCTTTAGCGACGTGCGCCTATGTCAAACTCTAGCTGAAAACCTTTAAGGGAATATGGAGCGGAAACCCCACTGTCAACAACCCTTAGTGCAACAGCAAAACCAGAACCCTCGACAGGCTGCCTAATTAGAGGGTTTGATTGCCCCCCGTAAGTTGCGGTTCCGTAGTTAGACAAGCCATAAATTGCTACAACTTTTGTACTGTCAAAAGGATACGCATCAGGTCTTGGGGCAGAAGGAGACTCGTAGTCATACCTCAAAAGCAAGTCAGAGTTTACAAAACCTGTAGGGGCGTAGTTGATAATAACCCTTTGAAAGGTTTTTCTTATGCCTGCATCTCCAGCAGTAATGTCTGGGCTTCTGTAACGACCAACAATAGTGTTGCCGTCAAAAGTGTTCCCCTTTTCTTGCCTATAGACAAACCCCTCAAAGTCTCCATGGAGAACATAGGTTTCTCCCTGAAAGGTGTTAAAATCTGTGCAAGAAGGTTGTATTCCCTTCACCTCTGCAAACTCGTAAGAGTTACCCTTTCTAACTGCAATGACTCCTCGGGTCTGTTCCCGAATATCTTTAGAGGTATTTGTTAAAAAGAGTCGGTATTGAGTCTTGTCTGGAATGACGACAGAGTCAAACTGGTCAGGGTCTGTAATGTTCTGGAACACCTCCTGAATAGGAAGGCTGATTGTACCAAGTTCCACGTCGCCAATACGTTGGGTTGCAGCAACAGTCCTAAGACCATCGGGTCCAAGAAAGACAATATCCCCCGCAAATTCTTGTATTGTAAAACCGTTACGGCAGCCAATTTCACGGGTTACTGGGGTCAGGATAAAATCTGCAACACTGTTGCCGGAAATCTTATAGATACGTTCTTCTGCAAAGATATAGAGTTCTTCACGGAAAACAATAAGACCCGTAATGTTGCTATCAATATCAATGTTTCCTGCACCAGCAGCAGGGTCAAATGTGTTAAGGTCGTAAGGGGCGCTAAAAACAATTTCTTGAGGGTTAGAAGACATGCCTGCAAGAAATGCGTGGTTTTTGAAACTGACTACAAACTTGGGGTCTGTAGGGGTTAGAGGGCAGCTACAAGTTGAAACAGTTGTCCCGTCAAAAAAGCCCGGTTTGTTAGCCCCGTCTGCTAGGAAAAGAAAATCATCCCCCGCAATGTTTACGCGAAAGAAGGTGTACTTTCCTGCGTTAGTCCTGCCAGAGTCAACCTCCGTCCACATCTGAGACACGGCAGATTCATCGCTATGTGAAGTTGCAGTGGTGCTGTTAGCGCCTCTTGTGCATCCAGTAAGATCATTCCCTGAAATGCCTGTGTAGGTAATCTCCTCGTCACTAATTTTTACGGTGCCGGTGGGAGAAAACCCCGAAGACGAGGTTAAGGTAATCGTTGTATCAGAATCAGTTATACTGCCATTAAGGGTTGATGTGGCGTCAGTCGCACGATAAATGCTTTCTCCACGGGCAGCAACTACTTCACCCCGAAAAAATGCAGACATGAGTACAGGTTCATTCTCATCACTGGTCGTAAAAGGAACTTTATTGGGGTTCCACTTTTCATAACCATTGATCCTACGGTACCCGCCTTGAATGTCTGGCTCAAAGTTTTCTAACTCTAACGCAAGCCCAGGGTCCATCGAAAAGGTTGACTGGTTTTTCACCAAGCCACCTGTCAAAGGAAAAATAAAAGGGTTGAGACCGCTTTCGTCAGCCATTATATAACTTTAGATTGGGTAAAAGTTGAGCTTCGATCAATTACTGTAGAGCGAACATAGTCATGCCTGTTGAGGACTAGGCTCTGCATCTGAGTAATACCTTTTTCAAACCTGTCAAAATTAATTGCGTACTGATTTGCCTCACCTCTGTACTGGTAACCGTAAGCTGTCGCACCGTCTGCAATAACTCTACGAAAGTGTTCAGGGATCGTCGGGGAATCTGTAGCTGCAGATAGTTGAGCAGGGATTAAAAAGTACTCGTAGGTTAGAGAGTATGCTTTGTCAGGATAGGGGTAAAGCAAAAAGTTATTGTCCAGTGTGCGGACAACATGACTTGGGATTGTACCTACATCTGTTTTTTGTTCTTGATCGACGTATCGTTCCAGATACTCATAATAGGTCATACTACGAAGAGGTTTGCCATCTGTACCTAGAGACTCGTCCCTCACAATACGAAAAGTTTCATAGTCTACTGTTTTTGCATTAGCGGGGATTGTGTATCGGGCTGTACCTGAAACCAAAACTTCTGTTTCTGTTGCGTGGTTAAAGGGCCAGTTAAATTCCCTCTGATTGATATAGTTTAGGGCGTCATTAACAGCGTTTTTGCACTGTGTCTGGAAGCCACGGGAACTGTTAAAAGTCGAAGAGGTAAGAGGGACCTCGTTAAACCTAGCAAGAACTTCGTTAGTAAGGTCTAGATAGTTGTAAGCCATTAGAAATTCCAGTCAGGTTAAAAGGGAGGCCACCCTGAAGCAGCCTCCCAAAGTGTTATTAGCCGATAACGTCGCGATCGACTTCATCAGCGCCTTTGTCCGAACCAAGAGCACCAACTTCCATCAGGACAGCAAACGCACGGACTTTGCCCGAAGTGGACACAGTCGTTGCAGCCTGAATGAGAACGTCGATGGTGTCCTCGGAGCCAAGGGCAAGGGGAACACCAGTGTTAGCCATAGTGGCATAATCACCAGCCGAAGCCGAGTCATACGCAAAGCCATCCACAAAGCGATCCGGGTCGTTGCCCGTAATGCCAAGGTCCAGAACAGTCCCGGTACCACCAGCAGGAGTTTCAGTGCACTCCAGACCGGCCCACATGACAACATGGTCAGCAGGAACAGTGATTGCCTGCAGAATGTCAGAGGAAGCCAGTGCCGAACCTTTAGCGGTTGCAGCCTCAGCCAGGTCAATTTCAGCCTCAACAAAGTAAGGCTTACGACCGGGATTACCTTTGCCGCCAACGCGGACAAAATTAGAAACAGTAGCCATCAGTCTTTCTCCTTACCTTATGCCAGGTTGTACTTTGCGGTGGCAATAGCCTCGGGGCGCAGAACTTTCCGGCCATAGAGGTGCATACCACGCACGATGTCAGCAAACGAATCCGGGTCACGGTACGTTTCAGTCTTGTTGATCTGTTCAGCCGTAGCAACAGCCGAGTCATGACCAGAGACAATGACACCAAAGTTGGTGTTCTGGTTAGCCGTACCCGTAGTGGCCGGACCAGTACCCGCCGACGGCAGGTTGTTGGACACGTACACACGGAAGCCGTTCCAGTTGTTCAGCACCAGACCATTACGCAGACCGCCCGAGTCACCGAAGTCCGCATTCAGGAAACGCGAGTCTTCGTCCTGCAGGACTTCCATCATGACGGGGTCAATAACGAGCCAGCGACCCGCTTTGTCCACGTTCTGTTGGTCCAGCAGACGACCCATACGGTTGATGAGCATGACCGGAGAAACAAAATCGGTCGGGAGAGCAGTGGCACCAGGCAGACGAGCAGCAACCGGAATCGAATGGTTGCCAGCCGAAGACGTGGTAATGTTGCCAAAGTTACCCTTTTTCAGTTTCATGCTGCTGAGCAGTTCGTCGTTGTCAGCGGTGTCGATAGCCTTAGTGCCATTGACTTGATCGTTGACGGTGTCTGCATTTTCGTGCAGTTCCGACTGTTTGTAGCCCGACAGGTAACCCAGAACTTCTTGGTCGTACTGGTCTGCAAGACGGTAGGCAGCCCGGTTGGTGGCCATGTCCATAAAGTTGACGTGGCTGTGGGCCTCTTCGATGTCGTCGATCTTAAACGCGAAATAGTTCGACTTGTCGATAACCAGCGAGAAATCCTCGTCGTCGAGGTCTTGGGGCTGGATTTGAGTGCCACGGGCATATTCGGAAACGCTAATCTCCGGTTCTTTAATTATGCGAACAGTGTCACCTTGCGAAGCAATTTCACCGAAATCAATTTTATTATCTTGAAGCTTTTACGCTTTCAAATCTACCCATTCTTGTTCTGGATAGTTTGGACTATATCATCATCCACTGTAAAGTTAGGATGCTTCGCGCTCTTGCAAAATACAAATTTCATCGCCGGAACAAGTTTATACATTAGGTCGGGCGTCACGTAGTCTTGTATGACATTAACCAAACTAAGAGTAGCTTGTGTACCTCCACCAATATCGTAACCACCTTTGGTTTTATACTTCTTAGCTTCAATACCAAACTTATTTTTTAGCCAGTCTACGATCCAGTCTGCTTGTTCTTCACAAACTTGGGTGCAAATGGAAAAATTCAAAGAGGAAACTTTTCCTTGTTTGTTTTTATTGGGGCTTATATGACCATCGTCCATAAACCACAAAGCTAAACTGTGATCGTTTAGATAAGACAACACTTGGCCAGTAATTCTCTTTTTATTGTTTTCCGAATAGAGAACTCTGTGCATTTGCCTAAAGTACTTGTGGGTTTTAGCTATCCTACGAGAAGGATAAGTTTTACCAGTAGCCTTTAGAGCGTGTTTTGTGTGGCTAACTTTCGGCCTCTTCCCCCCTAAAATTTGATGTATAAGGTCTGCTTTATGGTTTATATAACCTTCTTGACGAGGGCTATGACCAATAATAAGTTCGGCAGAAACGTAAGGACTTCCGTCGCGGAATCTTTTACGATAGGAGATATGACCGTCACCAATGGCTAATCCATAGAGGATTGCTCGGCCTTTCTTGTTCATTTAATATTCCTTTGCTAAAAGCTGGAAGTAATATATTGTATTTTGTAGTCTCTGAACCTTCCCCTCTCGGGGCTTGGCTGCTGATTCCCATCTCAGGGTCCCAGCAATTCACGAAGTTTTCGATAGACATTACTGCCTAAAGGAGCAATTCAGTTTACTCGGAGTTAGTAACATCGCCAGCAACAGTCTGCTTGCGGAAGGCAAGTTGGACCTTCTTCGAGTAAATAACACTCGAAAAATTACCATTGGGGAGGTTGCCGTAACCCCCTGCGGTTTCAAAAGCCATTTTGATCCTCCTATAATGATATTTGGCTTTACTAAAGCTAAACACCTATCAAGAGGCTGATCTTTCTAGGGTTGGCTTGTAGTACTTCTATGCAGTGGCCAAACCGCACGTCGGTACACAAGGGCCTGTACTTGGTCAGGTAAGTCTTAATGTAAGTTTAGGCTTATTAGGGAACTGAGTGCAACTGAAGGTAGCCACAGAGTGGGGCTTCAAGTTGTTGCACACAGTTATACTCATAAGGGTTAAAGTGTCAACCCCTAACGTGCGCCACCGGAAAGATTGTAGACAAAATTTCCAGTTCGCATAGCTTCGAGGATAGTCTCCTCATTCTTTTCGTATTCCGTGTCGCTCATTTTGGCAACATCAGACTCACGAATCTTTTTACTCCCTTCATCGGGGTCCACATTAACCGGGGAGCGAGACTTAACTTCAGAGGCAGCCTCTTTTGTCTTTTCTTTACGAGCAAGCGGAGTAAGATTGTTGTCCATTTTGTAGAGGTCAATCACGCGGACAACAGAATCTGCATCGTCTTGGTTTTCGTAAAGTGCATCTTGAACCCATTTGGGTTGCTTATCCGCCCAGTTGTGAAAAGCGTCAGATGATTTTAGTTCATCAAAGTCCGAGTGCTTTTCTCGGATAGCGTTCTCTGCCCGTTGCCGCACCGTTTCTTCTTGAACTTGATCGTACTCTTCAAACTTTTTACGGAACCCATCGACCATCTGTTCTGCTTTTTGTTGTGCAATTTTTTCTACAACCGCAGCAACATCAGGGTATTTTTTAACCCACTGCTGAACTTCCTCCTCGCTTTTGGGCGGCGCAGAGGTCTCACTTTTGTTTTCAAGAGCTTTAATACGAGCTTCATAGTCCCGCTTGGTCTCATCAAAGTGTTTACGCAGGTCCCCGTAACGCTTCTTAAAGGACTTCTCTTCAGCGGAAAGCTCCTCTTCTTTAGGAGGCTCTTTTGTTTCCGGGGCCCCTTTTTCTTTTGTCGCTTCTTCTTCCTGCTCTGCCTCTGGCTTCGGTTGAGCATTATCTTTTAGAAGCTCTTCTAGTTCTTTCTCGTCTTGTTCTGCACGTTTAGCAATACCGCTTTTACGTTCATAAGCAACTTGCTGGTTCATTGTATTTCCTTTCTGTAGGGGCCGCTAATGCGGGTCGCCTTTATTGTTATATACTATTATTTTTACCGTTTAGCCGCAAGGCCTTTTTTCTTTGCTGGCTTTTTCTTTTTCTTGGTGGGCTTAGACACAATACCCCCCTGAGACATTTGATAGTCGCTTGGATCTGTCGAGTAAGTGTCTACGCTCCCCCCAGAACTTTCCCGAGTAAAACTGCTGGAAGAACCGCGAGACCCATCGTCAGGGCGACCGGACCCAATAGAACCAGAACTACTAGAACCAGAACTGCTAGAACCAGACGAGGAACTCCCGTAAGAAAGTTTTGGAGAACTGCTGG